CTTCGCAAGAGTGTATGTTGAATCTAGATTAATTCCTGATAAGCATCACTCTCAATTATATTTTGCTAGTGATTTTAAGAAAATTGTACATGACATCGGTATTGAAAAAGAATTGCACGAAAATGACCAAAGGTTGGTTATTCCCTTTTATGATAAGGATAATAATTTAATTGGTGTTCAGGGTCGAGCATTAGGTGAATCCAAACTCAGATATATAACGATTCGATTGCAAGAGTCTAATCCTAAACTTTTTGGTATGAATAATATCAATGAAGATGAGAGAATTTGTGTTGTTGAAGGTCCTATCGATTCATTATTTCTGGAAAATGCCGTTGCTGTTGCGAGTTCTAATTTGGAATCCGTTGTTGATTATTATGATAAGAGTAAAGTTGTTTTGGTATTTGATAATGAACCTAGAAACAAAGAAATTGTTAAATTAATGGAACATGCAATTGAAGAACATTTCAATGTGTGTATTTGGCCCGAAATGATTGAAGAGAAAGATATCAATGATATGGTTTTGAATGGTTTAACACCTGAAGATATTCAAGATATAATTGATAAGAATACTTTTGTAAATCTTAGGGCTAAAATGGAATTCGTAAATTGGAAAAAATGTTAATGGAGTATTATAATGAACGTTAAATTGATTAGTTATTCACAAGGACTTAATGGTGAGTCTCTTTTGGATCAGGTTGCATATGCTGCTAGAGTGTCGAATCCGTCCAACCAAAACAACACAGGAACGTCTGAGAAGTTGGTTCGTTACTTGATTAATAACCAGCACTGGTCGCCGTTGGAGATGGTTTCCGTGTGTTTGCAAATCGAAACCACAAGAGATATTGCACGGCAGATTCTTCGGCATCGTTCATTTTCTTTTCAAGAGTTTTCGCAACGATATGCTGTTGCAGATTTAGGTTGGGATTATAAAGAGGCTAGGTTACAAGATACTAAGAACCGGCAGAATTCCATCGGTCTTGATGGTTTGGATGAAGAGCAACGCAATCTTGCTATTGAATGGGAACGCGCACAAAAACGTGTTACTTTTGTTGTACAGAAAGAATATGATTGGGCAATTAAAAATGGAATTGCCAAAGAACAAGCCAGAGCGGTACTACCTGAAGGTATTACAGTTTCTCGTATGTACATGAATGGAACTCTTAGGTCCTGGGTACACTATATACAACTTCGGAGTGCCAACGGTACTCAAAAAGAACACCGTGAAGTTGCTATGGCGTGCGCTGATGCAATTGAGCCAATTTTCCCAATGATCAAGGAGTATATCAGTGAATAGTTTTAATGATGTTGCAGTTTTTATGGAGGCATGTGATCAAACCTCCAAAGGGTTTTGTGGACAAAGTGATCTGTATCTTAAATTGGTCCGAGAGGAATTTGAAGAATTGATGCTTGCATATAAGAATCAAGACATTGTGGAAATCGCAGATGCTTGTGCAGACTTGAAATGGGTAATCGAAGGTCTTGAAAATACTCTAGAACTTCCTCAACAAGAGGTATGGAATGAAGTGTCCCGTAGTAACCTAAGTAAAATCTCCCCCAGTGGTAAAGTATTGAAGCGCGAAGACGGTAAAGTCCTAAAGCCTGAATGATGGACACCTCCCAATATCAAATTAATTCTAGAAAACGAAAATGAGTAAACTTATGGAATATATGGGTATTAATATCGATTTGGATAGAGATAATCTATTCGATGACTTAGGCATCAAGAGACTAAAAGAATCGTATATGAAAGATACGGAAACTAGTCCGCAGGAAAGGTTTGCATATGTTAGCTCGGTTTTTGGCAGTAATAGAGATCATTCTCAGCGTCTTTACGATTACAGTAGCCGGCATTGGCTTAGTTATTCTACTCCCATTCTTTCTTTTGGGAGGAGTAAGCGTGGCCTTCCTATCTCTTGCTTTCTTAATTTCATTGAAGATACTGCGGAGGGTCTAGTTGATAATCTTTCTGAAACAAATTGGCTTTCGATGTTGGGTGGTGGTGTCGGAATTGGTTTTGGCATTCGCTCAACGGATGATAAATCTACTGGAGTCTTACCCCATCTTAAAATGTATGATGCATCATCTCTCGCGTACCGACAAGGCCGCACTCGCCGTGGTAGTTATGCTGCATATCTTGATATTTCTCATCCTGATATTATTTCATTTTTAGAAATGCGTAAACCTACGGGCGATCCAAATGTACGTTGTCAAAATCTTCATCATGGGATTAATATCACTGACGATTTTATGAATATTATCGAAAAGTGTATGTTGGACCCTGAAGCGGACGATTCGTGGAATCTTACTGATCCACACAGCGGAATTGTGCGTGAAACAGTATCTGCGAAGCATCTGTGGCAAATGATTCTTGAATTGCGTATGCAGACTGGTGAACCATATCTGCATTTTATTGACACCAGTAATGCTGTTATGCCACAATGGCTAAAAGATAAAGGCTTGAGGATTAATCAATCAAATCTTTGTTCTGAAATCATTCTACCTACAAATGAAAAGCGAACAGCGGTTTGCTGCTTATCGTCTTTGAATTTGGAGAATTATGATGAATGGAAAGACCATCCCACTTTCTTGCTTGATGTTGCTGAGATGCTTGATAATGTTCTTCAGTATTTTATCGATAATGCACCTTCCACCATTGAACGCGCAAGGTATTCTGCCAGCCGTGAGCGCAGCATCGGTATCGGTGCTCTGGGTTTCCATGCTTATCTACAACGTAACAATATTGCGTTCGAAGGAGTGATGGCTAAAATCACAAACAGGCAAATGTTCAAACACATTAGAGAGGGTCTAGATGCTGCAAATGTTAAACTTGGATCCGAGAGAGGTGAAGCGCCTGATTCAGAAGGTACTGGTTTCCGCTTTAGTCACCTTATGGCTATTGCTCCCAATGCTTCTTCTTCCATTATCATGGGCAACACTTCTCCTTCTATTGAACCTTATCGTGCCAATGCTTATAGGCAAGATACTCTATCAGGTTCTTTCCTAAATAAGAATCGTTGGTTGGATAAATTGATTAAACAACTGACTAAAAATGATAATGAATATAATGATACTTGGTCTAGTATCATTGCTAATGATGGTTCGGTACAACATCTTGACATTTTGGATGAAATCCAAAAGTCGGTATTCAAAACTTCAATGGAAATTGACCAACGTTGGGTGATCGATCTTGCAGCCGATAGACAACAATATATCGACCAAGCACAATCTTTGAATCTATTCTTTAGGCCCGATAGTCATATCAAATATATTCATGCTATTCATTTCATGGCATGGAAAAAAGGTCTGAAGACTCTATATTATTGCCGTTCAGAAAAGATTGGTAAAGCAGATAAGGTTTCTAAAAAAGTAGAAAGAAGCATTATCAAAGAATTAGATTTAACACAAATTGCACAAGGCAATGATTGTATTGCATGTGAGGGATAAAATGATCACAAAAACTAATACTAGAATTACAGATGAGAGAAACAATTTTAAGCCATTTAATTATCCGTGGGCATATGATGCTTGGCTAAAACACGAACAATCACATTGGCTTCATACTGAGGTGTCGATGTTGGAAGATGTAAAGGATTGGAAAAAACGACTAACTCCAAATGAACAAAAGTTTCTAACCCACATATTCAGGTTTTTTACCCAAGGTGATATTGACGTTGCAGGTGGTTATGTACGGAATTATCTACCGTATTTCCCTCAACCTGAAATTCGTATGATGTTGATGGGTTTTGCAGCAAGAGAAGCATTACACGTTGCGGCATATTCACATTTAATTGAAACTCTTGGTCTTCCAGAAACCACATATAATGAATTCTTAGAATATGCGGAGATGAAAGAGAAGCATGATTATCTCATGGATATTTCGGCGAAAAAGAATACCACTAAAGAAAATACTGCTACACATATTGCTGTATTCTCTGCGTTCACCGAGGGTATGCAACTATTCTCATCGTTCATCATGCTTCTGAACTTTCCTAGAAACGGAAAGATGCGTGGAATGGGCCAGATCGTCACCTGGTCGATTGTGGACGAAACTCAACATTGTGAATCTATGATTAAGTTATTCCGTACATATATCGAAGAGAACCGTGAAATTTGGACCGATGAACTTAAAGCGAAGATATATACAATTGCCGAGAGAATGGTCCAACTAGAAGATCAATTTATCGATTTGGCTTTCAATTTGGGTGAAATGGAAAATCTAACGGCAGCGGATGTTAAGCAATATATTAGATATATTACGGATCGCAGACTCATTTCATTAGGCTTAAAAGGTATTTTCAAAGTAAAAAGAAATCCTTTACCTTGGGTCGAAGAGATGATTAATGCTCCAACACATACAAACTTTTTTGAAAACCGAGCGACAGATTATGCTAAAGGTGCTTTATCTGGTGATTGGTCGGATGTTTGGGCTAATTAATAATAATAATAAAAGGAAAAATTATGACGGACAAAATAATTTCAGGGGAATGCCTAAGTTGTGAATCATCTTATAATGTAGAATATATCGAAGAGTTAGTGTCGGAAGAATTTCCCGAACATTGTCCTTTTTGTGGTGAAGTAATTGATGAACTGACAGAAGCAGTTGAGGATGATGAAGACGGTGATGAAGATGATTCCGATGAAGATAAATGGGATTGAATTGGTTTTATCATCAAACAGAATTCACTGAAGACCTAATATTTGATCATTGTGGTTTTGTGTATGTGATAACGAATCTTACCAATGGTAGAAAATACATTGGTAAGAAGTTGTTTCATTTTTCCAAAACCAAACAGGTCAAAGGCAAAAAGAAGAGATACAAAGTCCAGAGTGACTGGCAAACTTACTATGGTTCCAATGAGGAATTGAAAAAAGATGTTATACTACTTGGAGTAGAATCATTCTCTAGAGAAATCCTACATCTATGTAAGTCGAAAGGTGAATGCAGTTATTTGGAAGCAAAAGAGCAATTCCATAATAATGTTATGGAAGGAAATGATTACTATAATACTTGGATAATGGTACGAGTTCGCAAATCACATATTAAGGATTATAATGATAGAATTTCCGGAAGAAATGAAGAAGTGCAAATATGATGTATTGTTTTTTTTGCCTGGAACAGAAGAGGAAACAATACATCTTGAACAGCAAGTATATAAAAAACCAGGTAAAAAATTAGACGGATCCGCACTCGGCGACTCTTATCATATTGTATTGTTCAAAATTCGTGAATCAGAAATGGTAGACCTGGATAATTTTGATGCAATTTTAATTGATCCGTTTACATATATTTCTCAATTGATTCCTCAAAATTGGTATGGTTTTGTTGCTAAAAAAACTACAACCTCAAATAAATTCCTAAAAAGCACACTTGACAATCTTTCATCTCTGTGATATACTGAATTTCGTTTCAAACCATTGAAAGATTTATATGATTCTCGTTGATCTGAACCAGGTGTTATTGGCTGGTCTAATGTCTCAAATTTCCAATCAAAAGGGAATTAAGTTGGATGAAAGTCTTGTCCGACATATGATTTTGAACATCATCCGAACCCACGTTAAGAATTTTCGCAGCGAATATGGTGAGGTTATTCTTTGCTGCGATAATCGCAGGTATTGGCGTAAGGAGTTCTTTCCATACTACAAAGCTGGACGTAAGAAGGCCAGAGAAAAATCTGCATTGGATTGGCATATGATTTTTGATATGCTGAGTAAATTCAAACTCGAATTGAAGGAGAGTTTTCCCTATAAAGTTATCGATGTTGATGGTGCTGAAGCCGATGATGTTATTGGAACTCTTGCGCCGAGATATTGCAAGAATGAAAAGGTTCTTATTCTTTCCAGTGATGGTGACTTTCTACAATTGCAGCAATATGGCAACATCAAGCAATATAATCCATCACAGAAAAAATTTATTAAGTCTGAAAATCCTCTAATTGAACTCAAAGAGAAGATTATTCGTGGTGATAAGGGAGATGGCATTCCAAATATGTTTTCTCCGGCTGATTGTTTCGTTCGTGACCTGCGGCAGAAGCCTATTACACAAAATCTAATTAAGAAACTACTTACCGAAGAAAGTTCGGAATGGAAAGATGACGTTAAATCAGGATTTTTCCGTAACCAAGTACTTATTGATCTAACTTTTATTCCCGTCGAGATTAAAGAGGAAATCATAAATACCTACGATGAGATCAAACCCGCAACCAAGCAGAAAATGCTAAATTATTTTATCGAACATAAGTTGAAAAATCTTATGGACGTAATTGAGGAATTTTAATGAAAAATATGTATGAGATTTTTGATGAATTTGAACTTGCTAAAACAAAAGAACAGAGAATATCAGTGCTTCAACAAAATATGTCGCAGGCATTATGTGATGTTATCTTGATGGCATTTCATCCAAAATATGAATGGCTTGTGACTGAACTGCCTAAAAGATATAAGATTCCGGATATACTTGTAGGCTCGGCTTTTTCTAGCATACATCAGCAGCTGCGTAAATTGTATATGTTCCGTAAGGGTGATCCTACGGCTGAAAAACTGACTCCAGAACGTAGAGAAGAAATTTTGCTTCAAATCCTAGAATCATTGGAATTTAGAGAAGCGGAAGTTATTATTGGTATATTCACAAAAGACCTAGGAGTAAAAGGTCTAGATCGTAAATTCGTGAAAGAGGTCTTTCCGAATATGCTAACATGAAGAAACGAGAAAAAATAATCGTTGTTTGTGGAGGATATGATCCTCTATCGATAGAAGATTTATATTTTCTAAAAGCATGTAAGAGAAATGGCGATTGGCTTATAGTCGGTGTACACTCTGACTGGTGGATGGGTATATCTCAAGGTGGCTCGATGCAGAGTTACGATACAAGAAGAGAAATAATTAGGGAATTGAAGTGTGTCGATGAGGTCATGGATTTCAATGACTCTGATGGCACAGTTTGTCAAATATTAAAACTAGTAAAAATTTTATATCCCAATTCAGACATAACATATGTTTCAGAATTTGATATGATTAACCAACCAGAATCTAAGATTCGTGGTATAACTTTCGCAAAAATAACAGGAGATAGGTAAGTGTCGAAATTTCTAGGAAAGTTCCGAAAAGAAAAAGATTACAAAGACGATTATGCAAATTCGAAAAATTTATCCGGTGAGCGCAATCGAAAAAATCTCCAGTCTGAAGTTCGGAAACAGAAGATGAATTGGGAACAAGAAAATTTTAATGATGATGAATATGTCTACGTAAGAAATAAAAACAATAAGTATTGATTGTTGTTTCACTGCAACATAGCACTTGACATCGGTTTCTGTCTATGTTAAAATTGTTATCTCTACATTAAGAGATTTTTATTATGCTTTATTATAGTTCGGTGCCCAAATCCAAAAAGAAAAAAGTTCCTAAAGCGCAACAAGAACAATATGATATTTGGTTGAAGTCTCATCAACCGAAAGGTATTAGTTTGTCTAAAGGAGTTAACTTTGCACGAGTTAATCCTGTTGTGTCTAGTACTCCATATGTGCGTAAAGAGCCTAGGATCGCTTCCCTTGATACAGGATTCAAAGGTGCTCTCACCAAGACTGGAATTATGAAGGACTATCACAGGCTTTCGACCAAAGATCGGGAAATTGTAGATCATTTGTCAAATTGTGTAGCGCCTATTCATAAGTATGTTTATGTTTCCGAGGGCATGAATCCTGCTTCTCTCGGTCGAAAAAACGAAATTTTGTAATCAAAAGGTAAAAAATGAACAAAAATACTCAAACCAACGAAACTCCTGAACCTCAACCTTGGCAACTACTCGACCAAGTAGTCCGAAAATGGGTAGCACTATCTGGATTCGAAAAAGATCAAGAAAATTATGCAAATCTGAAAGAATTGTATGACTAAATCATATGTAACCTTGATCGAAGAGGCGCCAGATGGCTCAGGCGACGGAATCCTGACATTTCCAGATGAAATGATTGCGGAATTAGGTTGGAAAGAAGGGCAACGTCTTCAATTTTCAGTTAATGAAGAAGGAAATATCATCCTTAAAGCAGTTCCTTATGAAAATGTCTCTTCCGAACAACAAAACACTTGACAAACTAGTTTTTTCTGATAGAATGTAGTCTTCTACATAGGAAATCACATGGATCTCATTCAATCTAAGTCACTTCTTGCCAAATTGATGGCAACCGAAAACATTACTGTTGAACAGCGTAATGTTCGTACTGCATCTTTTGATGTTAAGAACCGTATTCTCACGGTTCCAACTCTAGATTCAAAGATTTCGCCTTTCCTCTATGACCTTTTCATGGGACATGAGACCGGTCACGCAATTTACACACCAGAAGACGGTATGCAAAAAGCAATTTCGATGAAGTTGTCTATGTCCGTAGCAAATGTGGTGGAAGATGCACGGATTGAACGTAAAATCAAGGACAAGTATCCTGGTCTGCGTAACTCTTTCATTCGTGGGTATCGGGAATTGGTCGAGAAGGATTTTTTTGGCACTAATGGTGTCGATCTGAATACCATGAATTTCATTGACCGTTGCAACCTATACTTCAAGGGTGGCGCCGCACTCAATATCAAATTTAATGAGACAGAAGAATCTCTTGTTACCCTCATTAATGATACTAAGACTTATGATGACGTTATCGAAGTTACTCAAAAGGTGATGGCATATCTCAAAGAAGAAAGAGAAGAACGTAAGAAAAATTCCTTGCCGGAAGAAAGTGATGATGATCTAGAATCTGATGAAGATGCAGACGGCGATCTTGATGATTATCTGGATGACATGGATGATCTATATGAAGATGAAAAACCCACCAAGTCTTCTGCAGGTAAGTCTGATGAAAAAGGTGAAGAGAATACTGAAAAATCCGAATCTTCATCAAATAAGAATATGATGGATAATGAATCACAGAAAGAAGATGTCGACCAAAGTGAAATGCGTGGTGCTGGTTCTAATGATTTTTCGGAAGATGACATCCGCGCACATACTGATGATGCATTCCGTCAGAATGAATCAAAGCTTTTTTCGTCCAGTAATAATTCATATTACTATGGTAATATTCCTAATATCCAATCGAAAGAAGTAATTGTTCCGTACAAGACAATCTGGAACCGTTATCGCCAACATAACTTGGAAATTACCGACCTACACAAAAGCTACGGCGATTCAACTGTAATTACTGGTACCGATACTGCAAAGTTTCAAAAGGTTCGCACCGAAGCGAACAAGATTTCTTCTTATCTCGCAAAAGAGTTTGAACTCCGAAAGAATGCGGACCAGATGAAACGTGCATCCATCAGCAAGACTGGTGAATTGAATATGGCTCGCATTGCAAACTATCAGTTCAGCGAAGATATCTTCAAGAAGATAACAGTTGTTCCTGGTGGTAAGTCCCACGGGCTTGTTATGTTTATCGATTGGTCGGGTAGTATGACCGAGCATATGCAAAGTACCATCAAGCAATTGATTAACCTGGTCATGTTCTGCAAGAAGGTTTCTATTCCTTATGAAGTATATGCATTCACCTCGACTTATTATCCAGAGTGCCATGGCCAACATTACCGAGCACCAGCAAAGCAAGGTGATATCGTAACTCACAGTTTCTCTCTGATGAATATTCTGTCGAGCAAAATGTCTGCTGTTGATTTCACTTATGCTGGATCCGCACTTATAGAGATGTTTGAACCGCAGTATCGTAGAAACTTTCCAGACTGGTTTTCGCTCGGTGGTACTCCACTCAACGAAACAGTTATTGCTGCAATGAATATTGTTCCAGAATTCCAGAAAGCATATAAGTTGCAGATTGTCAATACTGTGTTCCTGACCGACGGTGAAGGCCATAATAATACATCTGTGTATGGTAATCTGAATGCCAAAAACAAAATTGAAACGATAGAACCAAATTACGAAGATCGACTGATTATCCGTGATCCTATCTCCAAGAACCAAGAGATTGCTGGAAGTAACCGTGGGCGCCAAGTGACTGTGAACTATATCAAATTGCTCAAGGCTAGGACCAACTGCAATATCGTTGGATTCTATATCCTGAGTGGAAGTTGCTTCAGAAATGAGGCCAGAGATTTTTTTCCAGCGACGGCCAACTTCGATCAACTGCGTGAGAAATTCACCAAAGAGAAGTCACTGGTTGTCACCTCCGCTGGCTATGATGAGTACTATATGCTCCGTGCAAATGCTCTGAATACCGAAGAAGGTACCGAGTTTACTGTGAAAGATAACGCAACAACCAAGGGTCTTGTTTCCGCATTCAGTAAGTACACCGGAAACAGATTGTCCAACCGAGTAGTATTGAACCGATTTATCGGTATGATTGCATAATAGGAGAAAGAAAATGAACAGCAAAATTCTAAGCCTGTATAACCTACCCAAGAAAGCAGATGTAGTTAAAATCTCAGAGTCTGGTTATCTTGTCGAGTATTACGTAGATGACAGGATCATCCACAAGAGTGGTCCTTACTATAACATTGATGAAGCAAAAGAAATTGCTGAAGGATATATTTTCGAATCTACCTCTAAACCAACTCTATTGAATGAATAATATGGACGATATTACAAAAGAAACTCTTCTTATTACACAGGAAGAATGTGCAGAAGTTACACAGGCTATCTCAAAAGTGTTTCGATTTGGTATGGATGCTCAGTATCCCGCAGGAGCACCAACCAATAAGCAGAGACTGGAAGAGGAACTGGGTGACCTTCAGGCAATGATTATTCTGCTAGGACAGAAGGGTATCATCTGCACGAAGACCGTCGAGTTTGCTGCTGATGCTAAAATCGAAAAGCTGAAGAAGTGGTCGAATATTCTACGAGATGAGAAACCAGAAATCAGCATAGATGATTTCAAGGACTTTCTGTGAACCACAACGACCTTATTAATTTTCTAAACCATGTTATGGTATGGATCGAACCGAGTAATCCTGTGAAGACCGAGATATATCAGGTGATTCAGCAACTGAAAGCTCAGAGAGGGTGAGTGTACCCTAGAAAAAAATTTAGAGGACCTTAGAATCCTCCAGGAAAAAATTTAGAGGACCTTAGAATCCTCCAGGAAAAAATTCGAAAATGTGTGGGATTTGGCCGAGTAAAAAAGTTACAGAAACAACAGTTTGACCACCACCGAGCTTTTTACCTAACAGTCTGTTCCGCACGCCGCCCCGTTATAGCATAAAAAAAGGGTGCCGAAGCACCCGTGTGGATTCCAGACGGACCTCAGTCCGTCCTCAGCGTGGCTCAGGCAGCCAGCATCTCCACCGTAATACCGAATTCCTTCATGATTCCGCGAGCCTCACGGACAGCGGCGACCTTGAGAGCCTCCGTGGCCTTTTGGTCGGCGCGAGCCTTGGCGAGTGCCGCCTTGGCTGCCTCGAAGGCTTGCAACGCGGTCTCCAGAACGGGAGCGGTGGTTTGGGTGGTAATAGTTTGCGTCATTTTATTTCCTTTTGGTTAGTTTACAGGGTTTACAGATAAAATTTTCAGATAAAATTTTCAGATGGATGCCGACCGAGCCATGATAGCCTCGGCATTGCGCTTGGCACGGATATCGTTCACCGTGCGGATCCGAGCCTCAAGGTCAGCCAGAATGGTTGCCCGAGCCTTAGGGGTCAGTCCGTCGATGAAACCACCGAGAGCCGAACCAATGTAACCCAGAGTAAAGGCAGAGGCGTCGGCGTAGGTGTAGCCGTCTTCCACTTGGCGCTCACGGAGGGCGTCGATCAATTCGGAGATGATATCGCCGGCGAGGATGGTAGCTTTTGGCATTTTCGTTCCTTGTTTCGTTGTCATGGGGTCTATTCTACACGTTCCGTTGGAAATGGCAAGTGGTATTTCAACCGCGCCATGCCAACATTACACCGATTCCGGCGGAGATGGCCAAGACCAGCACCATCGCAAGAGCTTCTTTAAGTTTTTCGTTTTTCATCATGGAATGGACTATAACAGAACCGGATGGAATGGCAACCATTTTCTTCAAAGTTTTGCCCAACCAACCGACAGGCAGATCCACTCCACACCGTCCACCACTACAATGTCACCAACCGAGAGGGATCGACCGACCCAACCCATGGATTCCTTGATGGACTCCTTGCAGGGGTTGTTGGACAGGTCGAACACCATCTCCGCAGCCTCCTCGCCCACCAGGTCGGTTGGAATCATACCGGCCAGGCGGTAGTGTGACCGTCGGCTTCGGACCTGTTCCAGAGCCTGTGGTGTGTCTCGGAAGTAGAATGAGCCGATCATGTCATCCGGCGCCAAGAAAAAGTGGACATTCCGTTGCGTCATATTGTACTCCTTACACCCAATTGAGAACAGCTTTTGCGGCCGGAGCGGCAACCACAAAGGAGCCGCAGCAGTTGGACACGCGGATGCCAACCAGACCGTCCTTGATGTACTCCTCGAAATAGTTCCGCGGTCCGTGGACCAACCACACACCGGCGAGTCCCAGATTGTTTTCACAAGGATAGTTGGCTTCCCGCGGGGCCGAGAACCCATCAGCCACTGGCATCACACAATCATAGCTCGGATCGAAGTTGGATCCGACCTTGATAAGAATCTTGGACTTATTCCTGCGGAGGAAGGCTTTGAAAGTGGCTTTGGTGATCTTGGACATTTTTGTTCCTTTGTTGATTCGATGGATGGACTATAGCAGAACCGGATGGAATGGCAACCATCCGGAATACACCACCGGACCGGTCGGGATTGGAGAGGATGGTTGCCACCGGAGCCGGATTCGGTATAATAGCTTCCATCGAACAGAGGGGGATGGACGCTGGACCTGCCCGTCATCCTGGCATGACCTTCGCGTGTTTCAAAACGACGTCGGTTCGCCATTTTCGAATGGCAGATGGTTGCCATCCTTGCCGGTCCGTGTATACTCCATTCCATGCTGAAACAGGAGATCGAATTGTCCAAGTACCACTCTATGACCATGGAGGAGCTCGGCTCCTACGTTTCCGACTACCACAAGGACGTCCATGGCTTCCGTCCACGTGGTGATGGCCTCTATGGCAACCGTGACGCCTTGATCCTCATCGTCGAGGGTCTGGACGCCTACATGGCGGCACGGCGCTCCACCTTTTCCGGTCGAGAGTCCATGCGCGCCGATGGTTGGGTTGTCCTTGAGACCGACCCAGAGCTGATCCGGCGATCCATCTGGATTGCCGAGGAGCGGGATGCCATGCACCGTGAGGCCACACTGGAAGCCACCGACCGTGGTGAACGGGTTTTCTGGACCGAGTCCATGGCAGAGGCACCAAGTCTCCGACGCCAATACGGAATGGCAGACTGATGGTTGCCATCCAGTAGGATTGCTGTACAATAGACTCCATCGAATCGCAAAGGAACTAAACCATGACCATCGACCAACGTATCCAAGCCCTCCAAGAGGCCGAGCAGGCCTTCCGGAATGCATGGTCCCTCATGGATGCAGCCATCGGCTATGATGCATCCTCGGAGATCGGCGAAACCCGCACCGTCCAGGACATCATCCAGATCCTGGCATCACCAGAGTTTATTGGAGTTGCAGAATGACCACCACCGAATACCTCTTTTCCAAAGGCTACTCCGCAACCGAAGTGGAGTCCATTATGCGTGAAATTTACAGCCTGTCGAGCGCACCGGCAAGGTCATGGAAACCGGCAAGGTCATGGAAACCGGCATTCTCCGATCCAGTGGTCGCGGAATGGGTGGCTGCCGATCCCTATGCCTTCGAAGGCGAGGAATTGGTGGACGTTCCGTTCTAAATCGCGCCGGCTGACACACTACCTGTAGTGTCACGCCCGCAGAAAACAGGCGGAAACCTCGGGTTTTTCGATGGCGACACACTACCTGTAGTGTCCACAAAAAGTGGTTGCCAAACCGGCTGGAGTGTGTATAATGGGACCTGTCGAACAGAGGGGGATGGACATGGAGGCTGGTCGCCATATATTATCCGCAGAGAAAATACCAGTATGCCACAGATAATCCTCAGAATATCTACAGAAAATGCTCGGTTACCTTTCGGATTCCACGGAAATGGTATGGGGTTTTGCGCGGACAATCTCGGGAAGCAACTAAGACCAACACCATACACCATTCCAGCGATCATTATCCAATACACTTGCGAATGATTCTCATTTATATCCACATGGTATCCACAAAGTTATCCACAGCCTTACCTACCATTGCGACGGCATATGCGCGGGGATACACTTTTTTCCACTTTATTGCACTTTATTGCACGGAACATGGTTTTTTATTCTAAATTCTAGAATATGGAATAGGGTTATGCGATGACTATCCTTCTATAATGACCAAATCATCGATGTATTCATGGTCGGCTAAACTACCCTTGAACGCGGACATAATGAAATAATGTAGTTGTTCTTGGGTATATTCTAGCTTTTCACCAGTATGTGGTAATACATCATCGAGTTCCAATGTAAATGATACTGTAAATCTTTTCATTGTGTGATTATCCTATAAGCACCATAAACTAGCATTACTGTAGCAGATACCATTGCAACAGTAATCGTCAATAACATTACTCTAATCAGTTTATCTTCGAATTCCATACTATTACCTAAACAAAAATTTAAGATTGGATGCGAGTATCATTGTAGTATCTGCACAACCTTTACCATAATCGGACAATTCATTATATCCGTTTTCGGTATCTGTTCGACCTAGTTCCATTGCAATATCTGAACATTCTTCGGCGATTAACCGTGCAAACTTATACAATACATCATCAGGAACAACTGCCACAACAGAATCCGGTGCATCCTTTAATGCTTCCCGCACTATTTCATAGAATCGGGGTGGATAACTCATGGTCGCATTTCCTTATTCAAATATGCAATTCTCCATGCAATATCCTCTTGCAAGTCCTTATTGGACATAAGGTTATCTTGGATAACGTGCTGGAGAAACCTTGCGACAAATGCATCAAGGCTGTTTACACCATAATGTTCGCATTGTTTATGGACTGTTTCCATAAACTGATTCATGAGTTTAGTATCAGACGGAGAGTACATAATAATTCACTCCATTAAATTCAGCGTCGGCATAATCTACCTTCAGATTATCCGCAGTTTCTTCCCAGTCGATTGCAACATAATCAGGCAAATCACGGGGAATAGTACCGCATCCCTCAAGCATATCCTTGACATACTCGGTGAAATAATGTTCGGCGATAAACTCGGCACCATAATTCCACTCATCGACATAATCATATTCCTTTTGGAATTTCTTGAGTGCGGCCAATTCTGCAATTTCATCGGGAACATTAGTTCCACATTCTAATTCATCAATGCGATTGATAATGTCCAACGAATTGACAACATCATTATCAAACAAATCACAGATCACGGTCGAAGACTGGTTAGTAGTTACTGACATAATATATCTCCTAATCAAAATGGAATATCGTGATGACTATCGTCAAACTCGGGAGCGAAAAATCGACCAATCTCGCGCACGATAACTGGTTCAGTATCATACAGATATGGACTTTCATTATAGTATGCAATCTCTTCCATGATGGTTTGAATCTCCTCGGCGGAGTAACCTTTGGAAACCAGATAATCGGTGGTTGTCATTTTTGCGTCCTTTGCGATTCGATGGAGTCTATTGTACAGGAATCCTGCCACTTGGCAACCATTCCTGAAATTTTATCTCCAGCGTGGTTTTTGACCCTTGGCAGCCAGTGCGTCCAGGCGAGTCCTAGTCTGCCGGAGCGAACATTTTTCACCGTTGCGGCAGATATAGGAACCGTCGGACAATGCGAATCCGTGGTCATCCCGCAGGTCGGTACCACACTTGGTGCATGGTACCACAGTCCCATGGCCTGCCGCATCACCGACGTGGCCAACAATTTTTGCTTGGTTTTTCATCATGTAAAGGAGTGTACCACAACCGGCCGGATTGGCAACGTTTTTCCTATTCTTGACCGGATTGGTCAGCCATTGTCTCCTCGAACCGGTCGAATTCTTCGCCGGACTCCTTCACCATCTCGGCGAAGGACCTTCCGTAGACCTCCTGCTCCGTGGCGCGTCCGGAGTCTACCTCAGCGTCCTGGAGATTGTGGAGGATGTCAATCAAGCCCCAGGCGTTGGTCCGTTGCCAGGCGCTTGGAGAGTCGGTCATGGAGTAGAGGAACATTTTATGGTCCCGCACGGCTTGCCAGTCGATTTTCATTCTCATTCCTTGGTTAAGATGGACGGACTGTACAGGAACCGGCCGGATTGGCAAGCGGTTTCGAATAGTTGACCGGTCCGGTGGAGATTGGGCCGGATGGTTGCCATTCCGGCGGATCGGTGTATAATAGCTTCCATCGAACGGCAGGGGGTGGACGCTGGTCGTGGGCGTTGGTTTAATGTCACACCAAACCGGTCAACTATCCGAAACCTCTCGCCAAACCGTAGGATTCCTGTATGATCCATTCTATGATGAAAAACCAAGCAAAACCAACCAACCTTATCGGCTTCCATAGGGCCAACCTCATGGAGGCGTGCCGGTACACTTCACTCCACCCAACCATCATCGGCGACCTGTGGTGTAATGCCATGGTCTCCGATGCGGACCTGGAGACCTTCCGCTTGAACGGTTGGCCCTTCCGATTGTTGACCAATCCGGTCGACAATGCGGAAACAGTTGCCAAAACCTAGGATTCCTGTAGAATAGACTCCATCGAATCAAGAAACAAGCAAAAACCATGAAATTACTTTCTACTGGCAATCCCAAGATCCTCAAAGGTATCTCCGAGGGCTATAATACCTATATTCTGCACCTTGCACCAGCGAGTTTGTCTGGTTATAATACCTGCGCCAAGGCTACTGCCGGATGCATTAAGGCTTGCCTTAACACCGCCGGTCGCGGTGGTATGTTCAAAAAGGGTGAGAATACCAACGTCATTCAAAAGGCCCGTATTCGCAAAACCATTATGTTTTTCGAAAGTTATGATTCTCGCGCCGATTTTATGCGTTCGGTGGTAAAAGATATTGAATTGGCCATTAAGCAATCGGACAAAAAAGGTCTTATCCCTGTTATCCGTCCAAATGGTACTTCGGATATTCCATTCGAAAAGTATCCTTGTATTCGTTACGGCATCGAATATGCTAATATCTTCTTCGCCTTCTCGGAAATCCAATTCTATGATTATACCAAGATTCTTGGTCGCAAGGTAAATCACATTCCAAATTATCATTTGACCTTTTCTGCGGCTGATGGTAATGATTCGGATGTAATAAAGGCAATCGCACAAGGTTATAATATCGCCGTGGTATTTGGCATCAAGAAAGGTACTGCAATGCCTGATACCTATCTCGGTCGACCAGTATTCAATGGCGATGATTCTGACCTGCGATTCCTTGATCCAAAAGGTGTCGTGGTTGGTTTGTACGCTAAAGGTAAAGCCAAGAAAGATACTAGCGGTTTCGTTAAGTATCCTACCATTCAACTGAAACTCGCTGCTTAATTATTAAATTAAGAGGTAAATTATTATGAATGAAATTAAAATTGATCGTGACATTCTGCAGGCCGAATATGTCGAACGTATTCTTGAGGGTCTGGATATGGATACTCTTGTGATGATTGTTCGAGATACTTTGAATGCCGATTTCGACCTAATGGGTGATGAAGATTTGATTGCAGAGGCATCAATTCATTATCCCGACTTACTTGAAGACTGAAAGGTAAATTATTATGAATAACTTTGTCGTTCGTTGTTTCGGTGACCATAATCTTCTCTGGTCTAATGATGAGGGTTGGACTGAATCTGATAATTTCGAGGTGTATACTCTGGAAGAATCGGAAGAATCTGAATTGCCATTCGGTGGTGAATGGATTCGGTTGCAAACTCTTTGATAAGGTAAAGTATTATGTTAAAGCATTGCAAAGGTTGTATCCATCATAATGTCGGTGTTAAAAATACCAAGTATGAGGATTGGTGTTGCAAGCATAGTAATACTGCACAAAAATCTAAATCTATTTGTATCATTCAATCTAGTAAAAAGGTAAAAAATGTTTAATACTGATGAAAATCCAACTGAACCAGGTGTATATCTCGTTGATCGAGGTGATAAATTCAAAGGTCATTGGTATCGTTATTATGATGGCAAGAATTGGTGCCTTATGTTTGAAACCTTTCAAGGTGCATTTGGTTACCGTGAGCAGGTATCTCCTTTGGCTATGTTGCCATGGCGTGAAATTCGCCAACGCACCGAAGAGGAAATGGTTGCCGCTGAGGTTCAAGAGAAACCAGCAAAGGTATCTAAGGTGAAAAAAGATAAGTTAGCGGTCACAAAGGTTACTGAAAAGGTTACTGAAAAGGTCGAAAAGGCACCAAAGGTAACTAAAACCAAAGGTAATGATGGTACTGTTTTCTTCCGTGCTGACCGATCCAAATGGGTTGCCGTCATGAACGGAAAACAAGAGGCTGCGCGAGATACTAAAGAAGGTGCATTGGCATTTTTGTTCAAGAAATACAAAATCGAAGGTATTGTAGTTTAATTAACAGTTAAGAGGTAAATTATTATGTTTGATCGTGGTTTGGCTATTCGTGAATTGACTGACATTATGTTGGAAGAATGTCGTCAAGGTTGTTTGTCTTTTGAAGACATTATGATGCAGGGTTTTGTCGGTATCTGCAATATGACCGATGAAGAATTGATGCAAGAATTGACGGATAGGGATGTTTCTTATCTTTTCTCTGAAACTGAATAAAAGGTAAATTATTATGGCCACTCGTTCAATGATTGGTGTTCAACGTGAAAATGGTACCATCGAGGCTATTTACTGCCATTGGGATGGTTATATGTCGCACCATGGTCCTATTCTCTTGAGTGCCTACAATGGTCCACGTAAAATCGAGGCCTTGATCCGTCAAGGTGACCTTTCCAGTCTGGGCAGTAAACTCATCCGAGATTCCGGAGGCATGCCGAGTGCGGACGCCTGCACCAACGTCAATGGTTACGGTGATGGTGATGCGGACTATTCCGCCAAGGTCTACGCCAACCTGGATGACCTACGCGCACGGCAACCTTGGTGCGAGTATTTTTACATTTACGGCTCTGGACGGTGGTGGGTTACCACCTGTGATGAAACCGACCATCTGAGGACGCTAGAGGGGTGGTTCAAGCCGGAGGAATTGTTGACCAATCCGGTCTGACATTCCTGTGATGGTTGCCATTCCTGCCGAAACCTGTACAATTCTCTTTATCGAATCAACAAACGAAAGCAAAAAATGCGTCGTCGTCAAGTAATCAAGGGTTTCAAGAATTCCCAACGTATTCGGGTCATTCTGGATGGTATTGGTTTTAATAGTACCGTGCAAGATGCACTGGAAGGTCCATTCACCATTCAAAATACTGTCATTCAGATTGCATTGGAGAAAATGATTAACGGCTCTCCAAAATCCACTGGTTTTGCTACTCGGGTCACCACCTATGATAGCAAAATGCGTGCCAAAGATTTTGATATTCAAATTGATCTTATCTAAAGGAATAATATGAATAAGACTGGTTTTGAATCTCTTGATAATGAGATTGAATGTATTGAAAGAGTGTATAAGTTCACCTCGATTCTAGATTCTCTTGAATACATCAAGCGGAATTTCGATGAGGGTTATCGTGGTACTAAATGCGGTCGAGAATTTCATGAGTTCTGCCGTATTGGTCGCCAAATGTTTGAATCTATTGAAAAAGAAAAGGTGTAATTATGTCTGTTATGTCAAATCTGGCTATTGACCTCGAAAATATGATCGAGTCGGGTTATAATGATAATGAGATTGCATCGGCTCTCGGTGTATCGATTATGATTGTCTCACAGTTCCGTGAAGAATTCGTCCAATACGAGGATCGTGATTATGACGATTCTATGGATGGTGATTTCGATTCGGGCATGGCGTCAGCAGGATTCGGGACTGATGAATATTATGGTTATTCAGGAGAAGATTTTTGATGAGTAATTCTAAGTTTGTAATCAAATTGAAAATGCCCAAGCCATATACTCGAAAGAGTATTAAGCCAAGGCAGGCTCATAAACTGGCCAATCGTCCACAGAGGCATGAAAAACACAAAAAGGATTATTGTGATGAATGAAAATTTTATTGAACGATTGATGTATTATATCTCCGGTATCATTGTATTAATATCCGGATTCATGATATTTCATACATGGAATGAACCAACCAATGAATATATTGCATGGTTTGTGGCACTATTTGGTTGGTTACCCGATTTCATTTACGGTTCAATGGACAAAACGGATACAGAATGAAGATTGCAAAAGAAACTACAGTATGGAAAAGCGGTAAGGTCAAGAACCATACTTATTTTCTAAATGATTCCATGACCAAAATGCATGGATATATTCCCTTTGGTCAAACTGAAAAAGTTATGTTCAAAAAGGAACAAAACTTCGATAAGCGTTATCGTCAGTTTGACATCATGAAAGCCGCAGACCTTAAAGAAACCAAGGTGGTTATTGGTTCTAAAGGCACCAAATACTATATCACCGATTCTGGTTGTTCTTGTCCTGGTTTCACTTATCGTGGTAAGTGTAAACATATGGAAACCACTTAATTATTATTCTTACAACCGACACCGCGGAATTTACATTATTGGCAACCAGTTTGGCAACATAATATATGCAAGTTTACCACAAAATGAATAAGATTCACGTTTGGACTGAAACCCGCAGAAATTTCGGTACTATTGAATCTCCCGAATGGGGTGAATCTGGTATGGAAAATTTCTTCATCATCAATTTCAAAGGCGGTGAGACCGATGCAACCGCCACCGTCATGTCCAAGCGTGGAAAGATCGAGTCTGATACACCGATGATGGTCCGCAAAATCCTAGGCTGGAGGATCGTTCCTGATGACTACAGGACCCAATTCGAGCGGGATCAGGTCTACTATGAGGGCAAGGTTTTCCACCCCGTGGAACTGATCGACAATGCTTGACCAATCCGGTCAAGATTGACGGAGATGGTTGCCATTTCCACTGGTTCCTGTACACTCTCTTTTGTCGATTCAACAAAGCAAGGAAAGATTTTTATGTCACAAATTTTCATGGTCGGTTCCAAGTTTGCAACGGTCATCAACGGCAAGACCGTCACCCGATCCAAGCGTGAACACCTGGAATATGCCATCCGTAAGTCCACGGAAACCGTCGGTGCCGCACCAGTTGCCAGCAAGGAGTCCAAATTCACCATCAACGAACGGTTCGGCTTCGTTGCAGATATGGTGACCATGCTGGCTCGCGGCGACCAAGCCTCCGTTGTGGTTACTGGTCCTGGCGGTCTTGGTAAGTCGCACAATGTATCCGCTACTCTGAGCCGCTGCGGTTTCCAGGATATCTCCACCGTCGATGCCCTCGATGCTGGTACGCGTATCAACGGCAGCAAGTCCTTCCGTGTCATCAAGGGTTATTCTACGCCAAAGGGTTTGTACCGTATTCTTTTCGAGAATAAAGACGGCGTTATTGTTTTCGATGATTGCGATTCTGTACTCAAGGATCCAGTTTCTCTGAATCTTCTTAAAGGCGCTCTTGATTCTTACTCACGCCGTATTATTACGTGGCGTGCTGATACCCGTGATGAAGAATTGCCATCGGCATTCGAATTCAAAGGTCGTGTAGTATTCATTTCGAATCTGCCTGTCCATGCGGTCGATCAGGCTATTCTTACCCGTTCGATGACGGTAGATTTGTCGATGACTACTCTGCAAAAGGTCGAGCGTATGCGTTATCTTTTGTCTCAGGCAGATTTCATGCCTGAATTCGAAAAGAGTATGAAGGTCGATGCATTGAATCTTATTGATTCTCTGCGTGACGAGGTAAAAGAATTGTCACTTCGAACGCTTATCCAAGTCACAAAAATTCGGAAGTCGAATCCAAATGGTAAGTGGAAAGAGTTGGCTGAGTATGCTGTTGCTGGTTGATTTTCTTAATTAAGAGGTAAAATAATGGATAATGAAATCTACGGTAAAAAAGTAATGCGAGTCTTTTGTTCTCCGTGTAGTGAATATCATAAGGT